ACTAACTGCTCGTCTGCAAGCTAAAAAAGCCTTTGCACAGCGTTCCCCCCGATTTAGTTACTCATCGTCCCAATCAGCAACGATGTCGGCCAGCTTGTTCTTCTTAGCTGGGGCGGCTTCCACCTTGGCAGGAGCTTTGCGAACTTCGGGTTCTTCTTCAGCTTCCACTGGTGCGGGCTTGGCTTTCTTAGGCTTACCAAACTTGGCTTCGGCCATTGCTTCCATGTCAGCAACTTCTGGTGGCTCTTCTTCAGCCAGTAACTCGCCCATAGGTTTTGTAGGACGTTTGCCTTCAATAGCCAACGGAGCAGGGGCAGTAACGCCATCCACAGCGGCAGGGGTAGAGGCCACGGCCTTCTCAGCATCCTTGGATGCGCCTTGCGACTGCACAATCTCGTACTCGTCATTAGTCAACCAACGCACAGGGGCGAAGATCAGCTTGGGTGACTCAGCCTTGGTGTCGAACTTCATGCGGGTCACGATGGAGTCCAAGTTAACTGGAGGAGTCTGCGCCGCCATAGCACGGGCGTATGCCTGCAAGGGGCGCTTGTCGCCTTCTTCTTTGCCGAAGATGGACGTAGCTGGCAGGGTTACCTGCAATACATCGCCTTCAGGGTTGTTAGCCAAGACCACAGCCAAGCGCTGTTGATAACGGCAAGCACGGCTGTTGCCGTTGCCTGACCCTGCGATATTCTGTGGGCAAGCGGCACAGGTAGAAGCCTGTGGGTTTCTCACGCCTGCATCAGGCTTGTCACCATCGCCAGAGGTGCAGTCAGGGGGTGCTGCTGCCGCGTCCTTGTCGTAGGAGCCAGCGTAGAAGATACGGCTGACCTTGGGGGCAGCCTTGACCACGATTACATCCAAGAAGCGCTCGTCAATTGCGGCGATCTCTTTGCCACCAGCGAGCAGGCGGAACACGCCACCCTTGATGGAGACGCGCTTCATGCCGTTACTGGTAGGTGCACCACCAGCCAAGGCCAAAGTAGTTGCTGAAAGAGCCGCGTTCTTAGCGAAGGCTGGCACGTTTGAAGGGTTGAACATTGCAATATTGCTCATTTGATTTCCATTTAAGTTGGTTTACGTACAGAGATGTCATACTCAGAGGCTGAGTTGAGTCCGGGCGGTACGACCCCGGGGTTTTCTTCCAAGAACTGCTTCATGTTGGTCTGTGCGATGCGCTTCTCCAAGAGCTCAATAGCTTCGTGGGCTATGACGAACTTCTTAAATTCGTCCCAGTCTTGGGTGGAGTAACGCGTCTTTACAGACAGCACGACAGTGCCCTCGGTAGTGCGTACAGATGTGACGCCAATCGCCTTCATCTGGTCTTTCATTGCGTTCTTGATCTCTTCCTGTTGCGCCTTGAGCACTTCGACTTGCGTGTCGTACTCTTGGGTTAGGTCGGCAATCTTGCTACGCAGTTTGCGGTAGATTTTTGCTAGTTTGTCTAGCGGTACTAAGTCTTCTGACACTTGCTTCTCCTGTTTAATTATTGTCTAAGGTTGGACAGTTTACACACATTTCAATCGCTTGCAACCCCCTTTCATGATTTAATTTCAGTCTCGAACATGTCGGTCAAAAGTAAGTTATCGCTAACTTTCCCTGCCAACGCACTAAACATCTTCCTCTCGATAGCGCTACCCTGAATGTGGATCACAGTAACTTTATCTGAGTCCTGCCCCTTGCGGTCAGCACGGGCACAGCACTGGATGTACTGCTCCACGCTCATGAGTGGCCCATAGAACACCACAGTATCAGCGGCAGTCAGCGTGATGCCGTGCGCAGATGCCGCGGGTTGCATGACCAACACCCTAGGGTCAGCCTCAGTCTGGAAGCGATTAATCGTTTGCCCACGCTTGCTAGGCGTTACATCCCCATGGATGCACTCATTGACAATCCCCTTCTTGGTGAGGTAAGTGCTGATGGTGTCGATGGTGCTACGGAACAAAGCGAAGATGATGACCTTGCGATCAGTCTCCTCCAGTATCTCCTCCAGTACAGCTAACCGAGGCGCTGAGTCAAACTCCACGACTTCCTTGTCGTCTGTGTAGGCGGCTCCACAACTGATCTGCAAAAGCTTGGACACACCGGCTGCAGCGTTAACTGCTGTGATGGTCTCGCCTGCGGCTTGCACCAGCATGCGCTCCTTGAGCATGTTGTAGTACTTGGCTTGCTGTGGTGTTAGAGCTACCTCACGCGTCATGGTAATGACAGGGGGTAAGTCTAGGCACTGTGCTTTGGTGTAGCGTATCGCTGGCTGGAGAGCCTCGTGTACCTTGTCCTTGGCATCATGCTTTGGCGCCCACTTGAACAGCGTGATCTTGTTCATCACCTTGTCTCGCCACGCAGTAAAGAACTTAGGCACGCCATCAGGGTTAACCAACTTAGCCAAGCCGTAAGCATCGACAGGCGACTGCGAAGCAGGCGTGCCCGTCATCATCCACAGGTATGTGGTTGGTGTAAGGATTGAGTTAAGCGACTTCCATCTACGTGTTGTGGGTGTCTTGTATGCGTTGGCTTCGTCAACAATCACAAGGTCAAAGCGGCCATCGTTACGCACCTCATCAGCGATCAGATTAAGACCTTCATAGTTGGTAATGACAATTTCGTAATCCCGCTGAATCATCTCAATGCGCCGACTAGCCTGAGCATGGTGCGCGATAACGGCAGAGCGATGAATGATGCTATTGTTGATGTCGCCCATCCATGCGCTGTGCATGATGGACAAGGGGCACAGGATCAGAACCCTACGCACCTTCTTAAGCTTCATCAAGTAGTCAGCCGCCCATAGAGCAGATAGCGTCTTGCCAGTGCCGGGTTCGGAGAACACGAATGCTCTCCTGTACATCGTCAAGAACGCTGACGTCTCGATCTGGTGAGCCATAGGCGTGTAACGCCCCGGCCAGTCATAGCGCCTAATGATCGGCGATGGCACATCTTTCACACCTAGGTTACGCAAGACCCGCGCTTCGTCAAGACCCCAGTACACAGCAACGTCATAGCCTCCGTCTGCACGAAGCATGGCTTTGCTCTTAGGGATGATTGAGTATTTGTGCGGGTTCCTTGTTCGTAAGATAAGTGCTCTGTCTTCTACAATTTCCATTGCTTCTCCGAGGATTATTTATTGTCTGCTCTGTTGGCAGATTTGCTACGCATACGCAAGTTACCTTTGGCTGACGTGCCACCTGCGCGCATGGGCTTGATGTGATCCACATCTTTGCCGTCACCCTTGGTGGCTGCTCCCGTCTTCTCCATCATGCGACGAGCCTTAACGCGCTCTGCTCGCTTTTTGATCTGATCGGGTTTGCCTTGGTAGTTAGCGTACTCTGACGAATAGTTACGTGTTGCCATGATTAGACCTCTGTTAGCTTTACGTTGAAGTAGAAATTGGGAGTGCCGCGAATCGGCTGTGCACGAAACCCAGACTCAAGCATTGCTTGGATCAATGCTTCATTGCTGATGTATGACCCGACCTGTCGCTCTGCTAAGTGCTTGAGGCCATAGCTTGTGATTCGCTTGTTCATTGTCTTACGTGGGCGTGCAAAGCCTTCATTGATCCAGAACTTAGCGTTCCTAACTTCTACTGGTGATGCTTCTACCATGTCTATCTCCTAGTGCTTAGGGTTGAACTCGCATCCGGTGACCTGACACCATCCGCAGAGTGGGGTTTGATTGGGGTTCCATACCTCGTTCTCGAAGCTTGCTTCAAGCCGCGCTGTACGCTCACGATACTTCCACCAGAAGGCTTCAGATTGATCGCGCGTCATCTGCATCTTGACCATATCATTTTTCACAATGAACAGCAATGCTGAGTTGACCTTGCGGATGTGTGGGAAGTGCTGGAACACCATGAGCGACATCAACACAAGCTGATCCCTGTCGGGGTACTTGTTGTTGCCGGTCTTCCAATCTCCCACCCATGCCGTAAGGTTCTCATCGTCAACGATCAGAATGTCAGCGATGCCCCGCACCCAAACATCGGGTGCTTTCCAGTTAGTAGGCGTAAGGTCAGCGCGTAGCGCCATCTCATACTCTGCTAGCTTTCTTCCGGGCTTCTTGAGCATGGCGTCCACCACAGGCTGGAACTGCTCGTACTCAGGCGGTATTGGCTTTTGATCTTGGATGTAGTCCTCGATAGCCTTATGCACCTGATTGCCGTAACGCGTGGCCTCAGTCTCTTGGAAGGGGTACTTCTTCAAGACCTTGACCTCGTGATACCTGCGTTGGCAACCCTCGAAATCTTTGAGGCTGCTGTGTGACCATGCTGGTTTTTTCATTCGAACTTCGCTGTGTTAATGGCTTTGTTAAGCCGTGTTGCAAACGCGGATACAAACTTCTCGTCACGATACAAGGGGCTGTCCATGTCATGCAGGATTGCATGCGTAAGCTCATGCCAGAATGTGTCGCCGACTTCGTGCTTTGTAAACGGTTTGCCTAAGTGGTTGCGTGTACCGATACGAATGTGTTGCGCGTCATAGTGCACACGCCCCACATAGCTCTTATCGATCATAGCCTCAATGACTTCCACGCTATACCACCGCCTACCTACTCTTATTTTTGTTGGTAACTTCAATACTGCTTCTCCTAGTTTTTTGCTAACCCGTAACGACGATGCGCGCCACCGTCAGCGGACAATGGTATGCCTTGCATATAGCTTGGCTCCATAGTCATCTGCGCTAAGACCCAAGTCTTAGCTTCCTCTACCTCGGCATCAGGTACAACAGCGATCAATTCGTCGTGCACTGTGCCTGCTATGAAGTATCTTTTGGATACCCGTAGCATTCCGTCAGTCATCACAATACGCGCCAGCGCTTGCGTGACATTGTTTGTTACCTTGCCTGCATACAACTTGGTTGCATCGGCGCCGTAAACCCACTGGTCTCTACCCTTCTCATCCTTCTCTCGTCTCAGATTGGGGTAGTGCAAGCTCATTCCATTGGGTAATTCTATAC